TTGTGGGAGGTGATAGATGCTGACGAAAAACACTATTACGGAATCACGAAAACGATTGACGAAGATAATAGTATAACCATCATCAAAGATAAATTAAGAATGGCAATTAGAACATTTAATAAAATGAAAAGGAGGAAAAGTAAATGAACGATAAATACATTATATTAAAAAGTGGCACAATTCTACGCGGTGATATTTCAGCGGTGACAATTATACCAGCAGTCAGAAAAAGATATCCTTTTAATGGTATGAATCATAAAAGGTATTATCGAGTTCACATAGTAGGTGAACTTATAACTATTTCAATTTCTAAACAAGATTACGAAGACTTAAAGGAGCGATTAAAATGACAAGCAATCAAAAGCGATTTATCGAAAAAATAGCCGAAGTTCTCGATTATGAATTACCGCCAAATTATGAAAAATGGACAAACAAACAAGCCAGCGACTTCATAAGCGAAAACATTGATGACTTTAACTATTATATGAAAAGGTAAAGGAGGAGGCAAAATGAAAGCAATTTTAATGTCGATTCGATCACAGCATTTAGCCAATATCTTAAATGGTAAAAAGACGATTGAGTTAAGAAAAAAGTTCCCAAGCGATTTTCGTGGATGGGTGTATTGCTATTGTGCAAAAACAAAACCATATATCACGCAACAATCTAAATCACAATTTACCATTAGGGAATCAAAAGATTTTACTAATTTAATCAATGGCAAGGTTGTATGTCGCTTTTGGGTGGATAAGGTGGATATTGTTATTCGCAGTGGAATGGGATATTGTGTCAAAGGACAAGACAGAGCATACACAAATCAAATTGCAAATCAAAGCCACCTAACATTTGACGACTTACAAAAGTATTTTGGCGACAAGGAAGGTAAAGCCATTCACATTAGTAAACTTGAAATCTTTGATGAGCCGAAAGAGTTGGGCGAGTTTTATTACTTCAAAAAGCGATTGATTGATTGTGGTATGGACTGCCCACCATATTTTGATGAAGTTAAAACACAAGTTCACAAAGCACCACAATCATATATGTATGTGGAGGTAGAAGAATGAATGACGAATTAAAAAAGATTAAAGACTATGTATTTGATAAGAAAAAAAGTTTGCTTTGTGATAATCGTAATTGGTGTGGTATGAAAGATGGTTATTGCCCGTATTATGGTTGTGGCTCGTTAGACACGCTGTCCAAGTTTACTGATAGGCAATGGGAAAATACCATTAAGCGAATCAGGAGTAATTACAAAGAAATAACCTTTGAGGATTTGGTTGATGAGGTATTAGACGAATTGCGGTATAAAAGACCGAGAGGAAAAGTAAATGAAAATCGCAATCAATAATTTTACTTGGAATGTCAGTTTTGTAAAATCATTCGATAAAGAAAAGTTCGGCACTACTCGATATTTAACGCAAGAAATACAAGTATTAGATAGTCTATCGAAAGAAGAAAAGTTAAGAACGCTCATTCACGAACTCACGCACGCATTTATGAGTTCATATGGCTTTGGGCAAATTGATGAATGGACAACGGAAGTTGTATGCGACTTTATGTCCACTTATGCCGATAGCATAGTTAGATTAGCCGATAGCATAATTAAAGAATTAGGAATCAAGGAGGAAAAGTAAATGTATCAGTTAACAGACTTTCAAAATGGCATTCTAGGGCAAATCGTCGGAATCAATCAAGGAACCTTCGTGAATGCCCTTGGGGAAATCATCATCGAACGCAAGGATAATGTTTGGTTTAGACTAACACCTTGCAATACTTATCGAGATATTCAAAAAAAGTGCCTACACTTCTTATCAAAGCCGATGATGCAGTATTCACAGTATCGCCCTAGAACAAAGACTATTTGCTCAAATGTGTTCTATCATTTCGTTCCCATAAAATTTACTAACGCTGAAATCGAATTGATTTATTCTCGGTTGGGAAATTGTTGCAACGAAGAATTGACTGAAAAGTTCATTGATAGTGGATTTGATATAAAAATATTGAACAAGGAGGAAAAGTAAATGATACGCAAAGACATCTATGGCGATTGGTGGTTTAACGATGACGATGGTGAACATGATGCCATTAACTTAACAGAATTGTTTGGCAAAGGTAAAGAGCCGAAAACCGACGACGAAGTTAAAAAGATGATTATCGAAAAAGCAAAGTTTTTCAAAGCATAGGAAAGGAGGTGGCAACATGAGTAAAAAAACGATAACAATTAACAATGTGGAATTTGTCGATACCGGCAAAAAACCAACATCAGCGAGCGAAGAAATTGATGCCAAGCAAGAAATTATCGAAGCGCATTTTGAAGCGTATGGACATCATTATTTCGATGGCATTACGGTAGTTAAAGCATCCCAATTCATCGCTGAGCATTTTGACGAAATATCGGCGCGCATTAGCGATTTGAAGAAATAGCATCACCGACGCCCTGCGCTTTTGATTTCGTGGGGCGTCATATTATTAATTAGAAAGGAAATACGATGTATAGCGATGAAGAAAAGAAAAGCGCCATATTGGTAATTAACTATCAGTTGCGCGGAAGCGAGTTGATATATAGTTTCGATTGTCGAGGCGTGATTGCGTATTGTAGCGAAGAATACTATAATAAAGCGATTGAATATTGGAAGAACAACCCATCAGAAAGCGAGAGCAAAAGAAATGAAAAATAGTTTAATCAAGTTCAAGTTATATGACAACATCGATGAAATAGGCGATGATGTCTTGACCGAAGCAGTCAAAGAAAGCTATAAAGACGCCAAGATTGCGTTTTTGAGTTATGGCAATTTTAGGATGTATTTCCCACTTGAAGCCGAATACGCGAGAAAGCACACGCCAGACGAAATCAAAAAGCACTTGATCGCACCATTCAAGGACAATTACACCAATGCTAAACAGCTACACGATGTTAGCAAGAAGAAAGATTAACAATTATGCGCGAAATTGATTTGTTGCGGGGAATCGCCGAAAGCGACACGAAGTTTAATCGCAATTTTTCAAATACCGCGCCTTGCCAAAATTGCCCCCGCCGCCGGTTTAACTGCCACTCTCAATGTCAGCAATATGCCGATTACAATAAAATGCGGAAGCGACAATAGTTATCGCAATATGGTATAATGAATTAGAGATAGCCGACGATGTCGGTTGAAGTGGATGTCAGAATTATGTTCGGCATCCATTTTATTTTACCGAGTTTTTTATTTATTTATTATTGCAATTTAGTAATATACAATGGAAAGAGAAAGAAATTACCGATTATGGCAACCAACAATAAACCAAAATTACCAAACGAAGTATATAAAGAAGTGATTTTGCCGCGCCTGGATGAAATTAGGGCTTGGGCGATTATGGGCAAGTCGGCAATGGAAATATGTAAACTATTAGATATTAGAGTATCGACATTTTATTATATGTTGAATAATGTAAACAATTTAGCATTAAAAGACGCGTGGGAAAACTTAACGATTGTCAATGATATAAATGTTGAGAAAGCACTATATAATCGCGCGGTCGGCTTTACTTCCGTTGCCCGCAAAAGTCAAAAAATTAAAAGTGAGCGGTGGGTTAATGGCAAAAAGGTAATTGATGAGAAGATAGAATATTACGACGAAGAAACATATTATCCGCCCGACATTCAAGCGATAAAGTTTTATCTGACAAACCGCTCGCCTACCAAATGGCGTGAAAATCAACCAGAAGAAATGGATGTTAATGAATTGCTCGCAAAGGGCGATAGCGTAGTTGCCAAAGTTCGTGAAGTTGCCTTAGCGGAATCACGCTCGCCTGCGATAAATAACATCGTAGTTAAGAAGTAAGGGGTTATTATATATGAGTAATAATGATATTGGTATTACTAATGATAACTTACTATTAGAGTTTAGTAGTAAGCAATTAGAATATATTAATAATGCTAATAAAAGATGGAATATGAAGTTTGGTGCAACTCAATGCGGAAAGACATTTGTGGACACGACCATTGTCATTTATGAGCGGCTGCGTGCTATACGAGGCAAAAACGGGTTGCGAGTTATCATGGGAGTTAGTCAATCAACGATCGAAAGAAATGTTTTGAAACCAATGCGAGAGTTTTGGGGTAGTTCGTTAGTTGGTGAAATTCGGCAAAAAGATAATGCGGTTAAATTGTTTGGCGAAACAGTGTATTGTATTGGGGCTGAAAAAAATAGCCAAGTTGCAAAGTTAAGAGGTATGCGAATTGCATATTGTTATGGTGATGAAGCAACCGATTGGAGTGAGGAAGTATTTGAATTGTTAAAAAGTAGATTATCATTACCATACTCGACTTGCGATTTAACCGGCAACCCGAAAAACCCGAGCCACTTTATTAAAAGATTTATGGACACCGCCGGTCTTTCAATCTATCAGCAACATTGGACACTTTACGATAATCCATTTTTAGAAGATGATTTCATACATAATTTAGAAGCCGAATATAAAGATACGATATATTTTAATAGATACATTTTAGGAGAGTGGAAAAGAGCAGAGGGCATCATCTATAAAAAGTTTGCCGATAATCCCAAATCATACATTATTGATAAAGCACCACCACTGATGGCGGTTGAAGTTGGTATTGACTTTGGTGGCAATCGTTCAAAACACGCATTTACCGCAGTCGGCTTCACAATGGGTTATCGTGATATGATCGTCCTGGAAAGCCAAACGATTAACACGATGGTTGATCCCGATGAATTAAACTTACAATATACACAATTCGCAACGATGGTTTACAATAAATATGGTAAGGCATTTTACACAAATTACGATAGTGCCGAGCCGGTGCTTGGACGCGGTATCACGTTAGCGTGCATCAAAGCCGGTTGCCGCACCAATGTCCGCTATGCTTTGAAGAAAAGCGTAAATGAGCGAATTAGAACACTGATTGGTTTGTTGGGTAGTAATCGCGTTTGGGTGTTGAGTCATTGCAAAAATGTTATTGACTCATTGCAAAGTGCAGTATGGAATCCAAAAGCACTGAACGATGAACGATTGGATGATGGCTCGACCGATATTGATACATTAGATAGTTTAGAATATGCTTACGAAAGATATATAGTTGACTTGCAACGCGGTGCATTATTGCCAACAAAGGAGAATTAAAGTTATGAATTATGAGAAACTGATTAAGGACTTAATTAAAGAGCATGGCGAGATTGCGGGAAGTAGCAGTTATATTTCTTTATGGACAAAATGGTATCAAGGTGTAGTGCCATCGTTTCACATTTACAAAATCTTCAATGGCGTTGAATATGTCAAGCAACGCAAGTTATCAGCACAAGGTGCGAAAAAGGTATGTGAAGATTGGGCATCGCTTTTGATGAATGAAGAAGTCGAAATCATCACCGCTGACAAAGAAGCGTTTGATGCCGAATTGGAGAAAATGGACTTCTGGACAAAAGCAAATAAAGCGGTTGAGTATGGTTTTGCGACCTCGCTCGGTGCATTAGCGGTCGATATTGAAGCAGAAGCCGAAGAAGTTATTAATGAAGAAACCAAGCAACCCGAATTATTGTTTACAGGTATCAAAAGCATTGATTTATCAGTTCATAGTGCGTTGCGTATTGTGCCGATTACCATCAAAAACGAAATCATCACCGAGTGTGCTTTCATCAATGAGAACACGAACGAAACCAAAGTATCATTGCACTTGCTTAATGAAAATGGCAATTATGATATTACGGTTGCTTCCGTAAATAGCAAATCAAAGGTCGTCAATTCCGTTTTCAAGATTCCACTTGATTGCCCTAAACCAACATTTGCGTTATTGCACCCGAACATTGTTAACAACCTCGAAATCGATAGTGCGTTGCCGATTAGCGTGTTTGCCAATGCGATTGACACACTTAAAGCCCTTGACACCAAAGTCGATAGTTATCATAACGAGTTCGTGCTTGGTCGCAAAAGAGTATATGTTAGCCACGAGTTAAGCAAGATAAATAAAGAAACAGGACAATTGGAGTTTGCATTTGATCCAAATGATACCACCTATTATTATTTGCCGAATAATCCCAACGCGGTCGATAAGGGCGAGCCATTAATTAAAATACAAGATAGCGCCATTCGAGCCATCGAACACCAAACCGCCATTCAAGATGAGTGGAACGCATTATCGTTAAAGTGTGGGCTTGGCATTGAGCGATACAAGTTTGAAAAAGGTCGTGTTATGACCGCCACACAAGTCATTAGTGAAAAAAGCGATGTCGCCCAAAATGTTAGACGACACGAAATCTTGCTCCGCCATCGTATCCTTGATTTAATCGAAACAATCATATGGCTTTATAATCAATATACCGAAAAGCGTTTTGCTGATACATTGTTTGACATCAAGTTTGAAGATGGCATCATTGAAGATACCGAAACACAAAAGCAAAGTGATAGAACGGAAGTTGCAAGCGGATTGATGTCTAAAATCGAATATCGCGTCAAGTGGTTTGGCGAAGACGAAAAAACCGCAAGGGCGAATGTTAATAAATACTTTGGCGATGATGAATTAGCGAGTCGCATTAATAAGTTCTTACCAGCGTTAATGCAAGGTGCAATGACCGTTCGGCAATTTGTCGAGCAGGTTTATATCGATGAGTCGAACAAGGACACACTGATTACTGAACTACAAGAAAAGATTGATAGTCAAAGTGGTGGTATAACCGCCGACGATATACAAGCAACGGGTTTTTATAATCCAAGCAATAACTAATAAAGGGGTGTGCTGTGAATGAATAGTCAGCGCATAGATGATTTAGTCGATGTTTTAGGCGATAACTTCTCAAAAAGTGAGAATGTTTTTGTCGTTAGAAATCAATTGGAATTGTTTAGATTTGTCAATAATCCCGAACAATGGAAAGCCAAGCAATTAGCGAACATGACAAAGTATCGCACCGAAGTTTTGAAAATGGCGAAAGACGAAGCCGAAAAGGTTGCTCGACAAGTCCGCAAAGTGTATTTATTAGCATATAAAGAAATCGATGGTGATAATATCGAAATCACCAAAACCGAAGTTAAAGGCACGATACCAAAATCATATGCAAAGGTCATCGCCAAAGCCGAGCGTGAGGCAATCGGTAGCATTATTCAAATGGCGAATGTCGCCCTTAAAACGCATACGCAAGCAGTAAGGGTTGTCAGTGCATTGGCAACACCCGACAAGTTATATGATGTCATCAAACGCCAAACACTAAAAGGTATTAATAAGGGGCTTAAAATTGTTTATAAAAATGGTCGGCAAATGAACTTCAAATCATATATGGAAATGAATGTCCGCACCACCGCAAACCAAGAAATCACAAACGCTCAAATCGAAAGTGGTGCAAAGTTAAATCAAGTTTTTTATATGTGTGATAGTTATGGCGATTCAGCACCAGACCACGCACCATATCAAGGCAAGATGTATTACAATGCCGATAGTGTTATCGATGAACGCACGAGAAGATATATCAGCGATAATCACTTAATGTCAATGCAAGACGCAATAGCGATGTATGGTTTAACGACACGACCGAATTGCCGACACAAGTTCCATTTAGTGCCAGGCGATGTCGCGATGTCTAAGAGCGAAAAGCAAGTCAGCGAGCAATATGGCTTTGATAAGGGCGCATACAAAGGTAGCAACTACGAGAAAATGCAACAGCAACGATATTTAGAGCGTGGCGTTCGCAAATATAAAGAGAAATCTAACGAAATGCAGAAGATGTATAACGAAACCAAAGATGAGCGATACCTTGCCGAAGTTAAAAAAACGAAAAGCAAAACGCGTGAATGGCAACACAAGACCAAATCGTTCGTTGATGAAAACAAGTTAAAACGCGATTATGACCGAGAGAGTATTAAGGCGATAACCGATGATTTGGGGGCGAGATACGATATTCGCAAAGAAACCAAGAAAGCACGCGAAATGCAAAGCGATTAAAAAATAGTATTTATTTATTCGCCATTGTATATTATTATGAAATTAGTAGATGTCCCGACATCGATTAAAAACGGGCTTCTTAATGTCGGAGTAAACCGAAATCTAAACTAAATCAAAGGAGAAAATGGATGGATAATCTGAAAACACTCATGGGCAACGCATACCATGAAAACCTCACAATCGAGGAAGTCGACGCGTTCTTGACGGGCAAAAAGTTAGCCGATTTATCAAGTGGCAATTACGTCGCAAAAGATAAGTTCTCTAAAATCGAAGCCGAGTTAAAAGAATTACGCGAAGCCACCAAAGATTACGAGGAAGTCAAAAAACAAGTCGAAACCTACCAAGCCAAAGAGAAAGAAACAACATTGAAACAAGCACTCGTGGAAGCAGGAATCAAGGATGAGTTTGTTGATTACATTGCGTTCAAAGTCGAAAAGGGCGAAATTGCAAACGACGACAAATTAGTCAATAATGTGAAAACTTACATTAAAGACAAACCGCAATTCGCAAAAGTCGCGGAAAACGAAAAACCCGTTGTCAAAAAAACCATTGAAACCTCAATCGGTAATGGCAACGATAAACCAAAACCCGATAACAAAGCGATTAATGATGCTTTACGGGCAGCGGTTAAACGAGTTGATGTTCCGCAAAAATAATTAATCAAAGGAGATTACAATTATGAGTTTTATTTCAAGAACTGATGCCGATGCTCTCATCCCATTAGAAGTATCACAAGACATCGTGCGTGGCGTCGCCGAACAATCGGTCGCTATGCAACTATTCACACGCTTGCCAAATATGTCGAGCAAAGTGCAAAAAATGGCGGTTGTTTCCGCTCTACCTGTCGCCTATTGGGTAAATGGCGATAATGGTGTCAAACAATATAGCGAGCAAGTTTGGGCGAGCAAGTATCTTACCGCCGAAGAAATCGCTGTTATTATTCCGATTCCCGAATCAGTATTAGATGATGCCGAATACGATATTTGGGGAGAAGTTAAACCAAGATTAGTCGAGGCATTTGGTGCTGTGTTTGATAGTGCTGTTCTATTCGGCACAAACAAGCCCGCTTCCTATCCCGATGACATCAAAACCGCAGCCATCGACAAAGGTTATTCATTCGGCAAGGGCAGTACTTCCTTTCTTTCAAATGGCTTAAACGCTATTTCATTGGTCGAGAGTGCTGGCTACATTCCCGATGCAATCATCGGTGGTGCTGACCTCAACGCCTTATTCCGCACAATCGCGGATACCGACGGCAATCCAATTTCAGGAACTGACCTGCAAGCCCTCAAAAGGGTGCGTGTTATCAATGGTTCGTTCTCTGATACGGTGCAATTCATCGTTGGTAATTTCAAATCAGCGGTCTTTGCTCTCCGCCAAGACATTACTTATAAACTATTAACCGAAGGCGTCATCCAAGACCCAGCCGATGGTTCAATTCTTTATAATCTTGCGCAGCAGGATATGTGCGCTCTTCGGGCCGTCATGAGGATCGCCGCTCAGTTACCTAACCCCGTCAATCGTCTACAATCAAGTGAAGATGCGAGATTACCATTTGCAGTTTGTTTACAAACCGCTCACAAAGTTGTCTTAACTGCTTCGCCTGATGGTGCGAGTGCTTGGGAAGGCGATAGTCTTAAAATCACCTTGTCAGCCGATGTCGCTAATTTCAAAATCTATTACACTGACGATGGTGCGACGCCAACAACCGCTTCCACATTGTATGACCCCGCTACGGGCATTACGATTACAGCCACCAAGACCATTAAAGCACTCGGTGTTTCTAATGGATGCACCAATAGTGATGTCCTATCAAAGACATTCACGAAAGCGTCTTAATTTAGCATAGGTGCTTAATCGCTTACCCTTTTGCGATTTCACATTAAAGCGATGACCTAAAAATCGTCGCTTTTCTTTTTGTTTAATTTCAGTGGTGTGTAATTTATAATAAAAATAGATAGTTAAATAAAGGAGATTACACAATATGGCATTATTGGATATAACCAAAGGCGAAATATTAAGCGCGTTGGGTGTTGATTTAGAGTTCGAGTTGGCGATTGATGATGATCCAAGTGGTAAAGTTAAACGCTTTATCAATGATATCCAGGAGTGGTGCTATGATTACTTGCGTTTTCGTTATGGATTAAATGAAGATATTAGTGTGGCACTCGCCTGGCGACAAGACTACTTCAAAAAAGGTGTTATCAAGCAAATCGAATATGTATTGCGAAATGGTAAACTATCAATTGATAGTGGTTTTATTCGCTCGACATCATTGGTCATCGACTTAAAGGGTTTAGAATTAGCACCAGACGCAAAGCAAAAGTTCTTTCTTGGCGGTTTCTGCAATATAGTGAGGGCTTAATTATGGGAATTGATGTGCGAATTGGTAGTCATGAATATCCCGATTTGTTTTATTATTATAATTACGATGCTGTCCAAAACAATAAATTAGTGGCAGACACGAAACCGCTCGGGCGTATCAGTGCAAAGGGTGTCGTTGAGTTTGGATGGCGACCATTACTAATCAATGGTAATATAACAAGTAGTTTTGAATATGCAGGAACGATTGAAACGAAAAGTCCTTGCGCCGACTTACGCCCAAATATGTTTATGCTTGATAGGAAAAGTGGTGTTTTGTTTATTGTATTAGCAATACCGATGGAAATGGGTGAAGATAATAGTGAACAAATAAGCACGCGCCCTGTGACTATAAAACACATTGAATTACGGGGTTTGAATAAATGAATGACATAGACGACGCAACAGCAATGATAAATCTTGCTAATGTCATCGTTAGTGAATTGCAAGCGAGTTCACCATATAAAACGGGCAAAATGCGTGCGAGCATTACCCTTGTGATGTTGGATGGAAACTTCATCGATATAGTAGTGGCGACTGATTATGCAAGTTATGTAAATGCCAAAGGCAAACACGAAGGTTGGATTGAACGCGTATTAGAGAGAAGCATTAGTGCGTATATCGGTAGTTTGCCCGATGATTCATCACTTCGCACCGGAATAGAGTATTCGGTCTTAACGGGCATTTAATAGAAAGGTAAATTGATTATGAACGAGTTTGATTTCAAATCGTGGTTAGAAGAAACATTAGGTAGCGATTACGAAGTATCACGCCACCGCAATTTAGCATATGATGGTGTAAAACCGCAAATCGTGTTAACCGACCTTGCCGGCAATTTAACCGAAGAAAGCAAAACATGGCAAGTTCAAATTGATATTATTACTGCAACGCCCGATGAAACGCAAGCCGATTTAGAGCAATTTGTTAAAACATATAACAATACAAAAGTAGTGAGCGAAAGCACATCGACAATGTTATATTTTTTATCGCCGGCTTTAATGGAACGCGATATTCAAAGTGGTGCAAATAAATTAGTTCGCTTTGTCATCATCGCCACATTGTTCAGCACTTTTGGTGTTAGCGATATAACCGAAATCACAATCGGCGGTGTTGCATATAAACCGCTAAACGCCACACTGCATTATGCCACCGAGATTAGACCCGTGCCACGATCGGGAACAAAACTGACTTCTAATGTAAAAACGCTCGCTGGCACGACTTTATCGTTCAGCGCGATAAATAAGGCAACAATCTTTAATAACGCGCTACGAGCCATTAGAACGGGGCAAATAGATGGCAATACACCATTCACTATTGTCGTGAAGTTTAACGATGGCGGAACGGAAACATACTCAATGCTACTTATGAGCGCCACATTAGCGAGTGCAAGAAATCAATTATCATCTCTTAATGTATCGTTTGTTTTAGCATAGCAAAGGGGTTTAGTATGCCGGAAATTAAAATACGAATTGAAAAAGGTGTTGAAACTGCTGGCGATGGGCAAGAATTACAAGAGAAGCCATCAAAGCAAATGACATCAGGTAAAGTTGCTTCGGTTAGTATTTTGGCAACCACCGCGATCAAGACCGTTAAACAAATAACTAATACCGCAATTTCAAATATCGGAAACTTTACGGGTGATTATGAAATGCAAAGACAAGTTCAAGCGATGATGAAAATTGGCGGCGAAATAGGTCAAGTTGTAGTGGCTTCCCTCGTCAATCCGGTCGCCGGTATCGCAATGGCGGTCGGCATTGGTCTATCATATGGATTACAAGCGATTGAAATATCGCAAAACATTAAAAAAGAAAATTACCAAGCGTCATATTTATTGGCGAGGTCGGGCAATAGTTTAACCGACGGAAGCAGGGGAACAAATGATTAAGTTTTGGCACGCCAACGGAACGGAAACCGAAGTCGAAGCAACGATTATTGGTGGCACTTATGAAACCGTTGAATTAACAATTACAAGCGCGGTGCAAAATAATGGCACAGCCCTTTTATATTTTGGCGATATAGAGTATAGCGTCGCATTAGACAGCGCCATACAAACCACCGCTACATTGACCGCCACAAAAATATATGACGATTTAGTGGCGCAAGGAATCAGCGGACTATGGACGATAACGCGAGATAACGAAACCATTACGCTCGTCGCTAAAAGTTATGGCGATAAAGCGAACGCCATCATTCAAAATTATTATTCGGCTGAACAAAAACAAATACATAAATGGACAATTACAAGCGCCCCTCATCAAACGCAAAACAATGTAAGGGTTTATGTCGGAGAATCTGATCAAGAAACACTTACTCACTTGCTTAATTTCGACCACACAACATTGACCACCGCTAATTTAACCGCTGAGTACATTAGGGGCGCATTAACCTTTCTTTTTGATGGCGCTGGCTCGGATTGGTCAGTAAGCGGAAGCGATAATGAAGTTATCTTTACTAATAACAGCGATGTGCAATTAGACGCACCGGCTTTTGATGATGACGACTTTAACGAGTATTCCAAAGCGTTTGTCGAAATTGAAATCACCGATATTTCATCGGTCGCCACTGCCACCGATTTTGGCGTGGGAATTACTATTGACGGAGCAATCTATTACTTTGAAGATGTCATACAATCTAATTTTAGCGAAGAAGATATTGCGTCAACATTAGCGTCATCGACCATTTGGCTCGGCTTAGACGCCAATGCGAACGATACCATTTTTGCAAGTCGCTACGATATATCGAGCGATGTTGCGCTTTTGACTATCGAAAAAAAGGATGATGGTGAAATCGTATTGCCGACAACACTATCATTTATTACGCAATCGGCGGAATATCACCAAACGCAATTTACTTTTAATCGCGCGCTTTCATCCTCTCCCCAATCGCATACACTGACATTCACCGTTTACCCCGATAACATCGTGGCTTCGATTGATTGCTTAGAAATATACACTAATGATTACAATGCCGAAAATACCACGCGTTTTATAGCCGAAGCACTTGGCTATATCAGCGATGTTTATAATAATTTTACGATTTCATATACCAATAATACATTGACACTAACTGCTAAAAACTATGGTGCGAAAGAGATATATATATCAGCGAAACCCGTTTATATGCTTTCACAAAGAATTGTGATTGCAGATGGCGCAATCGAAATTATACCGCCCGATTTTGAATATGCGATTACCGACCATCAATACGGAGAAATTACCACGCCGCTATTTACAATGACGAGCGCGGAAGTCCAACCATTCGCAATACTTAATGTTGACATATTCGACTATGATATAGAGATTACAGAGGGCGAAATCGAATATGATGAAAGCGGCATTTATTATGGTGCTGAACACCCCGCCATTGCTGGCGCGATATTGGTTGATAATCTTAATGAAACATTAGATAGTGCCACAATCCTTTTGCCCCCGATGAGCGACATTAACATAAAGCCATTTGACATTGTCGAGATTACGGGCGGCAACATCGAGCGGAGAATGTATTTTGTCGATAATTTTATCAAAAAACAAGTATCGTTTAATCCCGCAAAATATGAATACACGATTAACACGATGTCAAAAACCAAAGGGCTTGAAAGAATCATATTACCCGCAATGGCATACACTAAACGAGCATTATCGCTTAAAGTGTATGATGCACTATTAGAATTGCTGAATGATTACTGCCCAAAAGCATTGTTTAATTTCGCCGGATTTACCACCACATACGAGCCAATTTATCAGTTTGATTTTGGCGATTACGAAACTACATTAAAAAATACCGCTGTTCCCGAATTACAATTAAGTGATAAAACCACATTACGAGAAGCCATTGATACATTGTTGGCGACCATTGGTTGTATATGCAGCGTTGATCGCGATAACTATATAACAATTGTTGATTTGAGTAAAAAAGGCAGTGCGGTAGACACTTCTAAACTATCATTTATTGAAGAAACGCAATCAGCACAAGATACCGCGAACGAATTAGAAATCACAATTAAAAATGCCTCACAATCATCAATAAGCGGTGTTGATAGTCGCGTTCGTGCTATTGATTATGTTGGATGGCGTAATAGCGACGACGCCTTACTTACCACTAATAATGTCCGCGTTGAAACGCAGAAACCCATATATGAGTTATTATCTTTGAAAATATGCGGAATGGTTGTTGGCAAAGTGCAGCAGATAGGCACAGAAGTTCAATATAACGGGAGCGTATACGCCGAAATAGATATCATCAATGGTACATATACTTGGACGGACAGCGTGTCGGGGCGAACTTTATCGAAAACAATTTCACACTGCGTTGAAGAAAAGGGCGTTTACGAAACCTTGTCTATTGATGATAAAAAGCGTTGTGTTTATTGGGAGCGCGGTAAAAAAACAATCGATGGATGGTCGAAAGTATATGATACGAGCGCGATATGGGACAACAATGTCGCTGCCAATATGTTCGAGTATATTAGCGGCGGCACTAATGGCAATTCAATGTTCGGCATAAAGTACGGCACGATAGCATTTGATAATCATCCAGAAAATCCAAGCAGAGGGAGTTCATTATTGCCGACATCGGTATATAAACACACCGTCGAAAAATCGCTCCATTTGGACAATTGGTATTTCAAAGTCGAATATTTAACGGAAGATGATGTCAAAATGTCGGTCAGCAAGCATTTACCCACTAATGTAATTCATAACACATTGGTCGATAATCAAACACAACCATTCGTTGATGTGCGCTTACAAGCCAAAGTCGAAGCCGACAAAATCAATCGGTTAGGCAATTTGACAAAAACAATATATGGCGAATACACAAGCGAAAATGATATACCCGCACTCGGCGATTACCTGGGCGATTATACATTGATTAGGCGTGAGTTGAGCGTTCACGATAATATAATTTCATTTAAGGGCATAATGAGCGAAAACTATGTAAATATCAATTATTTAACAAGCATTAACGCGCGTAGGCGGTCTTGGCAAGTTGTCGATGCCTCACAAGCGTTCAAGAAAGATTTATTGAGAAAGTATTATTGCGAATTCTCATTTGAAGCGAAAAATAATTATCCGCTTGATATGTACAATTTCTTCACAAGCGGCGAAAGTCGTGGCTTTGCCCGCACATTGCTGTTTCGTCTGATTAATGCCTGGAGCGTTGCGCCATCAGCGCTGCCGATTAAATATGCGATTGTTAGTCTTCCATCAAACGATAATTTCGCTTTGGATGTCGTAAAATTGATTACCGATAAGAGCATCACATTCACATTTGGATTTTTAGATAACACCGTCGTCAGCAACTATATCGCACAAACGAATTTTGCGACGGGCGGGCATCTCCAAGATTTCTATAAATACACCGTTGGAAACGATGCCACACAATCATCGTATTTTATTCAATTAGCCCGCAAACTTTCATCTGGCGATAATGATTTTACTTGGGCTACCGATGGTGCTGTTATTGATACTTCGCAAAGCAACGCGCAAATTGCTAAATCACAAATTAAGCCATTAGTGAATTACATTAATCCAATCGACATCGTGTTTCGCAATCCATTTTATAATCATAAAGACAATCGCGAAATCATAAACTTTAATTACCAATTCGAGTTTTGCGCCGATACTCCTAACATCGTTTTTACACCGCTATTCATTGAACAGCAACACATGATCGCGGATACCAATGCTTTCTATAATCAAGTCAAAGTTTTTGCCTCAACAACATATGTATATAGGCAAGGCGATAGCATAAAGCAGGGCAGTGAAGTTAGTGGAATAACGATAGCGGTCAGCGATGGCGACGATAGTTCAATGGTCAGTACTTCCGGTTGGAATAGTAGCGACTATTTATCATATCGCAGTTATGCAATTTGCGACAATAGCGGGCGTTTATTGGTAGCGGTAAATAAGCGAGTTGGTGTTAGTGAACATCGCAACTTCTATTTGAATGTTAGGCGGTCAAGAGATTCTAAGACATTTATAACTTCGTCAATGGCATCGTGGGTAAACGAAATACCGAGCAAACCCGAGTCAAGATACGAAGAAGTGTATTTTGAATTCACGAGCGGTTATACCAAAAATAGCACATCAAACGACATTCTACAATTCGTCATCGGCGGTGATGAATATATCGTTAATCTATTTGGGCGCAGTTCTATGAATACATATGATTTGTCGGTTTATGTCAGAAGTGTATTATCGTCATTGGCACTATCAAATTGGACTATCACGCGGACGGTTAGAAATGGGCATGATACGATTAAATGCGTCGCTAAGACCTATGGCGCAAAAGGTATGTCGTCATTCAATGGCGAATATGACGCAGATACGGGCGTTAGGGCAATAGTCAGTGCAATCAAAGGCATTTCATAATTTAGTATTTTATTATCGTAATATGTAATTTATAATTAAAAGAGAAGTTATCCCGAAAGGACACAAACATTATGGCAAACAAATTGATTATATTATTCGACGATGTGAACGATATTTCGTCGCACATTGACCCATCGTTAGGCGTATTTCGGCAAGGCGATGTAGGGCATGAAATCTATTGCCATTTTGAGAACTTCGCCAATTATTCCTATGGGGCATATATAATCTTTGAAAGGGCTGATGGCTCAAAGTCGCCCGAATTGCCGATGACACTTGCTGATTTCACATATAGTGGAACGCTTTATAGCGGTTTTAAGTTAGTCATTGATGATGAATGGATCATGGCACTAGATGGCTCGTTGAAAGCAACAGTGCGCGTTCGCAATGCGAGTGGCACAGTTGTCGCGAGTGGTTTAGTTCCAATATCATTAGAAAAAACGGTCTATGATGAGAGTCCAGACATTACGGTCGAACAATATAATGCGTTGCTCGCCATGTTCGAGGGCTTTTTAACCGATGATAGTATTTTGTATCCTCATGTTTTAAGCGAAGTTCCGGAAGATTTGACCGATATTTTAGTCAATACCATTTTGTTTGTGGCGACCGGCAGTGGAGATGTTGAGATTTATAAAGTTGTTGCAAGCGGGGAAAATAAAGTTTTAAGTGATGCATTCGTAATTGATAGTTTATTTATCAAAGAAACATTTAGTCCAACCAACTACACGCCAACAACTGCAACCGCAAAAGGACATTTTGCCGGCATTGATAATTTATTCGATGCTATTATTACGGGAACGCAACTTGTCGGCAAGGCGAAATTAGATGAGGGCGGACACGATATACAAGAAAGTTATGGTGCTTCGCTTTCTACCGATAATGACGATGTGGCATTGAAAATTGCATTACGCAATAAATTAAATGATGTCTTAACCACACTTATTTTAAGAGAAGCAACCACAACCAAAAATGGCTTAATGTCATCCGCCGATAAAGTGAAGTTAACTGATTTACCCACCAAAGGGGAATTAGATGGTGCATTAGCAGTCAAAGTTCCACAAACTCGCAAGATACTCGGCATTGATTTAGTCGATGATATTTTACTTGCCGAGTTCAAAACCGCAATCGGCGAAGCAACCGCTATATTAAGTGGTTTAATGAGTGCTACCGATAAATCAAGA